GAATAAAGAAAGGTTAGAAATGGGCAACCCTAAAAAGCAAGAGCAAATCAACGGCGCTGTGAGCTGGTTCAGTAACGGCATTACACAGCCAACAGGCTACGGACAGCAGTCATGGGAAGTCGTGACTCGCATGAAGCGTCATGGCATAGATGTAGCCACAATCGCCAACTACGGGCGAGAGGGCGTGAACGGCTTTGTTGATACCCCATTCGGCAAAGTGCCTGAATACGCCAGGGGAACTGACATCTATTCAAACGACTCTGCACCTGTGGCTCACGCACACCACATCAGCAAAGACATCACTAAGCCTTCAATGTTTATGACCCTGTTTGACACATGGGTTCTGACCAACCCTGAGTTCGACAAGATTCCTAAGATCGCAAGCTGGACTCCACTCGACCATGTATCTATGCCACCTGCTGTCAAGAAGTGGCTGGACAAGCCGAATGTGCTACCAATCGCCATGTCACCTTTTGGTGTGGAGCAGATGTCAGAAGTAGGCATTGAGTCCACCTACATTCCCCATGCCATTGACACTCACATCTTCAAGCCAACCGAGACCATCGAAGGTCAGCTCACTCGCCGCTTTCTGAATGTCAAGGATGATGACTTCTTGATTGTTGTCAACGCTGCTAACAAGGCCAACAAGTCAATCCACCGCAAAGCCTTTGCCGAGTTGCTAATGGCGTTCAGCGTATTCCGCAAGAAAGTGCCGAACGCTTATCTCTACATCCACACCGAGCCAACTGGCATCTATGGTGGATTTCACCTGCCACGCCTCGCTGCTGCCTGTGGTCTGCCTATGGATGCTGTCCTATTCCCGAACCCGATTGACTACCGCTTCAGCTTCGAGCGTGAGCACCTAGCCGCAATCTACACCGCAGCAGATGTTGTCGCTCAGTTGTCCTACGGTGGCGGATTCGAGCTACCAATCATGGAAGCGCAAGCCTGTGGCAAGCGAGTCATCTCAATCAACTGGACTGCACCGAAAGACCTAGTGGCTGAGGATGGCTACCTAGTCAACGGTCAGTTGTTCTGGGATGAGGCTCAGCTCGCATGGTTCAAGATTCCACACATCGGCTCAATTACTCAGGCGCTAGAGAACGCCTATGAGGACACCAAGGCGAACGGATCACACAGCGACATTAGCCGCAAGTTTGCCAAGCAGTTTGACGCTGAGACCGTATGGCTTGAGAAGTGGTTGCCATTCCTAAAGGCGCACCTAGCATGAAGCAGAAACTAATTGCTCGACTTGCAGTAGATTCAGGGATGCTTCGCTTCGGAGATCCTTGCTACGAGATGCCCTATGCCACCGAGCCAGGCGCAAAGGGCGAGCTTGCACATCTTGGCAAAGTGTCTGGTGTGGCTGTTAGTCAGGCACTAGACCTGCCAACAATCCTTGGTGACGGCATCTATGCAGTTATAGGCAACTATGACGGAGACAACCTTATTGGGGTTTACATAGACTTAGAGGACAACTTTGCTTGAGGTTCTAGGTTTTCCTACGCTGAGCAGATTCGACCTAGCACAAGAGCTGCTGGACTCGATTGACCATCCCGTCAAGCACCTAGTCATTGTGGACAACTCAGGCACGATGGAGTTTGAGCCAAAGGTCAATCACTTTGTTGAGAACGCTTGGATTATCAGAGTGCCCTATGGCTTGGGCTTACAGGGCGCTTGGAACTTGATTATCAAATCAACGCCTTATGCCTCACGCTGGCTTCTGGTGAACGATGACTGCAAGTTCCAACCAGGTGCGTTGGCAATCATTGACGCTGAGGCTAAGCCAGACGCAATCACCTTCACCGACTGCTTGCCTGTATGGTCAGCGGTTGTAATTGGCGAGGAAGTGGTCAAGTCTGTCGGGCTATTCGATGAAGCCTTTTACCCAATCTACTTTTGCGACAATGACTACGAGCGCAGGGCAGACAACCTAAACATCCCTAAGCGCCACATCTCAGCCAAGGTGCAACATCACAACAGCGCTACTTTGCGAGACGGCAACACCAACCGCAATGACTACACATTTAGCCGCAACGCTGGCAGACTGCAAGACAAGATCAGCAAGCAAGACTTCAGCGAGCATGGCTGGAGCTTGGACATCAGAAGGGATAACCGATGGGACTAAATGTATTTACCGCTGGCACATTTGACTTGGTGCACTCAGGTCATGTCAACTTTCTGAGGCAATGTGCCGAGTTCGGAGATGTGACGCTCGTGCTCAACACAGACGAGTTCATTCAGCGCTACAAGGGCAAGCCGCCCGTCATGTCCTACGAGGAGCGCTTTGAGGTCTTGAGCGAGTTTAGATCTGTCAAGAACATCTTTCCTAACTGGGCAAATGAGAACTGCGCTGCTGTCGTTGACGATCTACGCCCTGACATCATTGCCATTGGTTCTGACTGGGCTCGTAAGGATTATTACAAGCAGATGGGCTTTGACCAGGATTGGCTTGACGAGCGCAACATCAAGTTGCTCTACATTCCATACACACAAGGCATCAGCACCACCGAGCTGAAGCGTAGGTTGCAGGGGTAGAATAGAGACATGGCAATCTCTAACGGTTACAGCACACTTGCTCAGGTCAAGGCTGCACTTCGCATCACCGACAATGTTGATGACACCCTGTTGGAGATGGCGATTGAGTCTGCCTCTCGTGCCATTGACCAATACACCAACCGCATCTTCTACAACGCTGGAACTGCTGTGCGTTACTACGCACCTAACGATGACTTCAATGTTGAGATTGACGATCTAATCAGCCTCACCACTCTCGCCACCATGAGCGCCGATGACCAGGTGTATGACACAACTTGGACTTCTACCGACTACCAGCTAGAACCGCTCAACGGCTTTGCAGACGGCATCACTCAGCCTTACAACCACATTCGAGCAGTTGGCGATTACACCTTCCTTACCCTCGGCGGTGAGGCTACCATCAAGGTCACAGGTGTCTTTGGCTGGAACGCTGTCCCAATTCAGGTAACTCAGGCTTGCGTGATTCAGGCATCCCGTATCTACAAGCGCCTTGACTCGCCACTAGGAATCATCTCTGGCGAGCTTGGCTCGATGCGTGTTGGCTCTCGCATTGACCCTGATGTCGCTCAGCTTGTTGACTCGCTACGCAGAATCAGGTTTGCATAGTGGCAAGCATCGCAGAGCTTAGAACTGAGATTGCTCAGAACCTAGCAACCATTACGGGGCTAAGAACCTCTGAGTTTATTCCCGACAACCCAAACCCACCGATTGCTGTCGTGCAGTTTGACCGAGCGCAGTATCACCTCGACATGGGCAACGGGATGACGGAATACACCTTTGTTGTGCAGGTGATTGTTGGTCGAGCAGACGAGCGCACCGCACAAAGAAACCTCGATGCTTACTGCTCAAGCACAGGCAGCTCATCTGTCTTGCTTGCGGTAGAATCGAACAGGACACTAGACGGTAAGGCCTTTGACTGTGTAGTGACCGAAATGTCTAGCTATGGCCCTGTCCTAGTAAATGACACAACCTATCTCGGTGCTGAGTTCCAAATCCGAGTGCTTGCAAGCTAACTAAGGAGAAACAAATGGCAAAGTTGGTTCTGACCAACGCAGTAGTCAAGATCAACGGAACTGACTACTCCTCAAATGTAAACCAGGTGGAAATCGCTGTAACCGCAGACGAGGTAGACACCACCGCTTTCAGCTCAACTGGCTGGAGAACCGTTACTGGTGGATTGAAGTCTGGCTCGGTGACCGTATCGCTTCACAACGACTACGCTGCTGCCGCTATTGACTCGGCTCTATGGCCTCTACTAAACACCCTAGCAACCGTTGTTGTTCTACCAAACGGAACTGCTGCTGCTGCTGGAAACCCTAGCTACACCTTCACCGCTCTAGTAAACAACCTAACCCCTGTTTCTGGTTCAGTTGGAGACTTGGCTACCCAGAACCTAACTTGGCCTATCTCTGGCGAAGTAACCAGAGCAACCGCCTAGTAACCCAAGAAAGGGGACTATAAATGAAAATCAACCTAGAGGTCGAATACAGTTCAGGTGAGACCGCAAGTGTCATCTGTATTGCTCCTGACATCGTAAAGTTCGAGGACAAGTTCAACATCGCAATCAGCAACGCTGGTCGTGACATGAAGTTGACTTATCTTCTGTTCTTGGCTCACGCCGCTTTGGTTAGGACTAAGCAGACTGATCTCGACTTTGACGCTTGGACTCAGGGCGTTGACAGCGTTGGTGCTGTTGAAACCCCAAAATCGAAGGGCTAGGTGACAGCTCCCAGCATTGGGAGATTGCTGCCCTAGCCGTAGAGACAGGCATCGCTCCAAGCCTCTTGCTGCAAGAGTCCGAGCGAATGAGGTTCACAATGGTTCGCTACCTAATCTGGCGAGCACAACAAAGGTAACCACTCCGCAAGGGGTGGTTTTCCTTTTGGTAGACTTGACGGAGAGGTGACGGATGCTAAAGATGCTACTTGTGAGCAAGACTGGTCAGCCTTACTCTGTGCAAGACATTCGTGCACTTCAGAAGAAGCTCAAGGAGATTGAGCCGTCTCTGAGAACTCAGTTCTTGCGTGAGATCAAAGCCATCGGCAAAGAGCCTGAGAAGGCTGTCAGAGGCGCTATCCCAACCACTTCACCGCTGAGTGGTATGACTAAGCCAGGTGCAACCCTGCAATGGGGCAAGGTGACCAAGGGTGCTAAGTCTGGTGGAGCTAAGGCAACGACCATTCGTTTTCGCACTCAGTCTGGTGGCAGGTCACTTACAACCACCCTGCTAGGCATCCGAGTCAACTCAGCCGCAACCTCTGTTGCTGACATGGCAGGTCGCTCAGGGCGTTATGTAGGCAAGGGCTACAAGGGTTCGGGTTACTCAAAGCCGATACGCCGAACCTACTCAGACGGTGGTCAGTCGGTAGAATTTAGGCGCAGGGCAAGCTCCGCAGGTGGCGAGGCCTTTATCCGCAACCTAAACAATAAGCTTGGCAATAACCCTTCACGCATGGCATGGAAGGCTATTGAAAAGAGCATCCCACAAACATCAAGGGCGGTGCAGTTTGTCGTTGACAAATGGGCCATCCGAGCAAGCAAAGGTTTCTAAATGTCAGTAAATCTAGTCCTCAAGTCCGTCTGGGATGACAGGGGAATCAAGGCTGCTCAGAAGTCGCTCAATGTTATGGGTGGTTCGCTTGGCAAGATTGGTGGAATCCTTGCCACCGCCTTCTCTGTGCGAGCCATTACGAACTTTGCAGGTGACGCTCTAAAGGCTGCCGATGCTGCCAACATTGCAAACCTGAGACTTGACTCAATCGCTAAGTCAATGAACCTGTTTGGCATTGAGACCAGCACAGTCACCAACAGACTCAAGACATTTGCAGATCAGCAGATGATGGTGATTGGGCAGGATGACGAACTCATCAAGTCCACCCAGGCAAAGCTCCTAACCTTCAAGAACCTAGCCGTCACCGCTGACGATGCTGGGGGTGCTTTTGACCGAGCAACCATCGCCGCCTTTGACCTCGCTGCCGCTGGCTTCGGCTCTGCTGAGACCAACGCTCTGCAACTAGGTAAGGCGCTACAAGACCCAATCAAGGGACTAACTGCACTACGCCGAGCAGGTGTGACATTTACCGAGGCTGAGAAGGCTCGCATCACTCAGCTTGTTGAGTCCAACAAGATGCTTGAGGCGCAGGATCTAATCCTGACGGCTATTGAAACTCAGGTTGGTGGGACTGCTGCGGCTACTGCAACTAGCTCGCAGAAGATGACAGTTGCGCTAGGCGAGGTAACTGAGCAAATCGGCTCTTACCTGCTACCTGCCTTCGAGGACATTGCAGATACTGGCGTTGACGCAATCACCGAGATGCTTGACCCAACGACTGAGATGGGCACAGAGTTTGCTGAGGCTGCTGCTTCGGCAGGTGTGTTCTTCCAGCAGATTGCTGATGGCTTTGCAGTCTTTAGCGATGAGGGTGGGTTCAAGCCAATCCTAGACTTCATCGAGGCTGTGTTTATCGGCTTCTCCGAGATCGGCTTCATGATTGGTGATGCTGGTGACACCCTAAACAAGTTCCTCTCAGGTGACTTCGCAGGTGCGGCAAACAACATTGCAACCTTCATGACT